ATTTTTATCCGACATGGACAACAAAAGATTAAAGTTGCAAAGTCAGAACAAAAAGATACCAGTATTCAGTAATTATTCTCATAGGGGTATGCTAACAGTTAATAAAGAGCCTGTTTATATTGCTGAGTACAAAGATAAGTACCCAGAAATAGCTGTTTATGCTCCAATGAAGACGACTGTTGGAGGGAAAGATTTTTGGGATAAGAAGTTTGTTATGGATGAAAAACCCCAATATCATTTCTCAGAGGAAACTTTGTTAGGTAAGGAAGCCAGTAAAAGACTTGGTAGCAAAAATAAAAAGCTTGTTAAGAAGAGGTTGTATGAGATGCCCCTTTTTGTAACAGATATAAAAATGGGTGTTGATACCTTCACAGGACACCATGGCCTAGGGTTTTGGGATCGTACACCAGATAAGTCTAGTTTAAAGGAATATGTTAGAGGAACAGAAACAGGGGTATTTATTTGCTTAGACTCTTTTAAGTGGGAGGATATTAAGTATACAAATGAGGATTTGATGGAAACCTATAAGGACTGGTTAGATGAAAACAGTTTACGCTGATTCTGTTAAACAGTTAATTCTTGATTCTCCTTACCTGTTCACGAGTAAGGATGATCATACAACCGTTCTTTTTGAAAAAGAGATTGACGGTTTAAGCAGTAAGCCTACAATTGCTGATTGTCTAATATTTAGCCATTTAAGAGGACTTATTGGGGTTGAGATAAAGACTGCGCATGATTCAAAAGCACGCCTTACAAGGCAACTAGCAGGCTACAGTAAGGTGTGTGACCAAGTCTATGTTTTTATACATGATAGCAAGTTTACAGAAGTTGAGGATATTTTAGAAGACTTTCCCCATGTTGGCTGTATCTGCTATACAGAAATTGGTGATATGCTATCACCTGGGATTGTTAAGAAAGCACTAGAAAACCCCTTAAAAGATTCTAAAGTAGAACTTGATATGCTTTGGTCAGCTGAGCTTTGGGACATGTGCAAGTTAGTTTCATCAATTAAGCATAAAAAAGTTGTAAAGTATAAAGTCAGTAATAAGCGAAAACGGATCAAGTTTATACTAGATAATATGGGTATAGACGAAGGGTCAGAGCTGTTCATTGACTTTGTTATTGAAGGTTTATTAAGTCCAGATAGAAGCTTTTCATGCTACAACTTTAGGTGGAAATCATGAGCCTTCTTGGGATACATAGAAACTATTATCAAGAGGCTAAGGCACGCCCTAAGGGGTTTTACTATTTGCGCTTTACACATGTGTACTCTAACTTAACTGAGGAAGAAATTAATGCGCGTTTAGTACTTGCAAAGGAACTTATTGCAGAGGACGAGAAGTGCGCTGAGTCTTTAATTGCCTTACAGCCAAAGGACGATAAGTATAGTGATTACTCAAGAACTGAAGTTTACTATGTAAAGTACATGGGAGATGTTCTTGGAAAGCTATCTATCAAGTTGCTGGATATGGGAGACTCATACAAAATGTGGATTAGCTTTAGCGACCATTTGGTCTCACCTAAAAGTGCTTATATGCTTGCACAAGAAGCTAGAGGTAAACACATAAAACGGTATGATGCACCAAGCGGGCGTTCTGGTAAACGTATAAATGATCGAAAGTGGCGGAGAAATAAGAAGCGTAGCCGCAGAGGAGATATTAAAAGTAATGAGTAGTATTAAAAACACCATTTTAAAAGCACAAGATAAAAAGCTTGACTTGGTTGGTGTCAATGTTATAAGTCCCCACATTGATGAAGCCATGATTGAAGACCCAGTTCTTTCAGTATCCTTAGGGGATAAGACAAGCTTTATTGTTAGCTTTAGACCTATTGGACAGCAAGTAGAAGAGCTGGCTCAATTTGCTCAGGATTTAGAGACAAGTAACTTTGGACACAACGTTGGCAAAGAGATTAAGCAGGAAGAAAGCTTAAAGGATAAGATTCAAATTGAGGTAGAATCTTACCACTATGACCCTTTTCAGGTATCTATTGATTTTGATGATCCTGATATTGATGATTCTACCTTTTTACTTAATGGTGTCACCTTCAAAAAGGTTTCTTTGGTGGAATCTAAGAATGGCTTAGAAGTTACATTAAAGCTTTTGTTCAAGGAACATACGAGTGACTCCACTAGTTTCTACTCAGATATACTAGGTATGAAGTTGTCTAAGCGGGCAACTAAGCATATCTTGCATGAACTTTGCTATGGCAACCTAACAGGTATTCCTATAACAGCCATTCTTTATGAAGATAAAAGTCATGCTGCAACACTATACCCGATCACCAATACCATTGTTGGACATGAGGATAATGATACTTACACCTTCTCAACAACAACAGGAACTATTGTAGTTAACAAGGATGAAATTAAGAGCGCTAGTATTAAAAAGTCTAAGAATAAAGATTATTTCATAAAAATAAATATGCAGGGAATATTCAATATTCAACTACATGTTTAGACGTTTTAATATATTATGTATAGCATAAAGGCTATTTATATAGCTTTTAAATCCTAAATGAATACTAAAATAGTTAGAAAACGTTATTTAAAAAGACGATTATCTTAAATTTATGCCACTAAATAGCCCAACTTATTGGCATAAATAGGATTTCACGTTAGAATTGAACGTCTATATTAGTATATGAAGTTAAAAAACCCTTTATATAGGGCATAGCGAGGGTGTTAGAGTTTGGCAAAGAGAATGAAACGGGTACAGAAAAAGAAGAGCGTTCTTCTTGAAATATATGATAATGCACTTCTTAGAAGTAAGATAGATGCCGCCCTTGATAATAAGGTACCATACACGGATATTATTAAGATAGCAGACAATTATGGGGTTTCAGTATCTGCTCCTACTATCTCCCGTTATGCTAAAGCAAGGACTGAATCAAGCATAAAGGGTACAGATCTAAGAAAATCAATTGATGGTGAAACAAAAAATGCATTAGAGCGTATAAAGAAAAAAGAAGAAAAGCATAAGGAAATTGAAAATGTTGTAACCACTCCAGTATATGTTAGTGATATTCAGTTCTTAGATACCTTAATATCTAAGAAGTTTAATGGACTATTATCAGCAGATCCTGATGATATACCTTGGAAAGACGCTATTGCAGCCATTAATGTTAAAAATAAGCTTGATGGTGGTGCTAATAAGGGACTAGGTGTTCAAGGGCTAAGAGAGCTACAACTTTATTCCCAAGCTAAGTACACAGCTTTAACTCAGGCTGTTCTTAAATTTGTACCAGAAGAAAAACAGCAAGAAGCTATTGATTACATGGATAAAGTTGAGAAGGATCAGTTAAAGCAGATGGAAGTTACACCACAGAATAAGCTTGTTGTTCAAATTCTTAAGGAAAACGGGGTAAAGATATGAAGTATGCACTACTTAAAACAGACCTTACAATAGATAAGCTTACTCCTGTAACTCAAGCTAAGCTGACCTTAAGCCAAGCCTTTACAGAGCTACTAAATGGTACCTATCTTGTTTTAACAGGTTATGAAGAAAGCACTGGATCAGATGTTTTTACAAGACTAAACCTATCTATGAATACACCAGTAACAGAAATCTCTTATAAGGCACCTAACAGCACGTCTGCTTGGTTAAGGTTTCCAGTCCCAGTTAATGCGTTCTCTCTGTATGACTGTTATACTTATGATGAGAACCTTTACGGGAATGTGCTTTTACATGTAGGCGATATTGTTAGATATAATAGTCAAGGGGTAAAGGTTGCAGTTGTTTCAGGGGTTTATACAGATGCAAATAAAGTTGTTTATTACACGATGCAAGGTGATACAACTATTTACAGTCTTGTTGCAATTCCCGATCCAACCATTATCAACAGCACGACAACCCAACTTGCTAATGTGTTAGAGCCAGTAGCAGATGTAAATGCTGACTACCACCAAGTAGCAGTAGAAGATTATCAAAATAAAATATTTGTACTCTTATAATTGACATGAGTGTAACCCTGTGCTACTATAAGCATAGGGCTTTTTTAATGCCTTAAATTTTGAAAGGGAGACCTATAATGCAAGGAAAACTTGGGGGTTACAATTGGGTAACCTATGGTAAGGATTTAGTGATTTACAAGGACGGGGTCGATGGCAGCTTTGATAGTAGTCGAAAGGGTGCTATTAGTGTTACTTATTCGGCAGATAAATTTCTAGATATTGACAAGGTCCAGGTGGTTGATTTTGCTCGTGCTTATGACAAACAGTTAAGTGAAGTTTTGACGCCTGTTGGTGTTAACCTAGTTAATAAGGTGCGGGAAGATATTGTTAATAAGGAAATCGCAAGTATGCAGCCTAAAGTTGAGCTTAAGCAGTTTAAAGTGTTTGTACCAGAGGGTGTAGGAGTTGTGGCTGTTGAAAATGCATTACGGCGCGAAGGAATTGAGGCAAGAGTGCGTAAATGAGAAAAGAAGAACTAGTCAAGCTTTTTGAAATGGGTTTTACTATGGGATCTGGCGAGGATAAAATGATTTTAGCTGTTGACTATAATACAACTACTGACAACTGTTTATCATTGATTAGTTTCAATAAGCATTACAACCCAATTGATTTTTGGAAGCAGGACAAGGATATTATTAAGCTTGCCCTAGCTAAGATTAAGGCTAATGGTAATCTAAAGTTAAGAGCTAGTGCAAGCAACTACTCGGTTAAAGTAACTATTAACCACAAAAATATAGGGTTTAACTTGGGGGATTAATGTGAAAGTTATTAAAAAATACTTCCAAGTAGGCATAAGCGAGCCAACTACTCTGTTTATTGGCAAAGTAATGCCTTTAAAGGATGGATTATATCTGATTAGATATATTGAAGATCCTATTTTTCATTTTAAAAAAGGCAATCTTGATAGTATTACACTAAAGCTATTGGTTGACAAAGAACCAGATGGAACTACTAGCTTTCATGATATTAATAATGAAAAAAGTTATGAAGTTGCCTTTTCTTATGAGCAATTTCGTGCAGCAAATAAGAGACAAGTTATAGGTACTGGCAATCTTTATAAGCAGCCCAATGGTAATCTTGTTTCACTGGGTGGCATTATCGCAATAAATCTTAGTGGCGAGTACTTCTCTGTTCGGCATATGGCTAAGATAATTACGCCTTTTAGTAGACAGGACAAGCAGATGATTACTAAGTTTTATAGGGAAGCGCATGTAGTAGAAGTGAAAGGTGGAAATTAAGATGGAAAAAGCAACAGATAAGCAATTACGATTTATGCTAACGATTAGGCAAGCTTTGGCAGATTATGATGAAGTTATTGGTGGGGATCACCAGTTGCCCTCAGCAGATGAAGTTTGGTCGATGTCTAAGGCAGACGCAGGAAAGTTCATTAGCAAGAATAGCAAGGATTACAAGGAATGCTTGGCTAAGCTACTAGAAAGTAAGAATAATTAGCTCTTGACCTTTACAAGGTTACATGATACCCTGTTAGGTAACAAAGAAGGAGAGAATTAACATGAGTAACAAAGAAATTTATGCAGTAAAGAGTTCCGAAGGAAAGTACTTAAACTTATTTGGCAATTGGATTGAAAATCTAGATTATGCTACATTCTTTGCTAAGAAAGCCCAGGCAAAGTTTTATGCTGATCGTTTTAATGGACAGGCCATTGCTATTGTTGAGGAGCCTAAAAAGGTAGTGCTAACTAAGGAACAAGCCAAAGTCATTAAGGAGGCACATGATGCTGCGTGGCCAGCAAAGTATATTACTGACCATTGTGATAATTCTAATGGCTTAGAAGAGTTACTGATGAATGCTTACATCAACGGCTACACTGTGGCAAGGGAGAAGAAGTATCTGGTGGAGCTAGATGGCCTTGTAACAACAGATGGTGCTAAGCAGTATCTGACAAAGAAAGATGGGAAATGGTTTGCTTCCCGAATAATGTTAGGAATGCATCAGGGATTCACTGATGAAGAGCTTAATGAGGCTCCTGAATGGGCGCAGCAACTGAATCGTGAAGAGGTGACTGACGATGACGATTGAGACGAAGCAGGACGTGTTCGAGGCAGTTTGGAACCGTCTTGCTGACTATCAGGTGTTCTTCAATGGTTGGCCTAGAGAGGCAATAGACGAATATAAGAAGCGTTATGACGCTGCCTTGCCAGATGATCTGCCGGTGATTCCGAAAGCGGTGGGCGAATGGCTAAAGAACTGTAAGCATGATGAGTGCGATTTGGTGGACGCAATAGTAAGTTCGGTTAATTCAATCATTACTAGCAGGCGTGTTACGCGCTGGATGGAAGACCACTTTGAAACCTTCGCCCGTGCATGGTTGCTAGGTATCTGGCGTGTTGATGAAACCGGCGAAATCGTGAAATTGGAGGACGAAAAATGAAACGAGAGATTAAGTTCAGAGCGTGGGATAAGGTGCACGAGTGCTACTTGTATGACGTGCAGAATGCATATGACACGCTTAGTGGCTGCGTTAAGTATGAAAATGGTGAGGATGCTGATTATGACGAAGAGTGCTTTGCCGGATTCTTGGATAATGATCAGTATGTTGTCGAACAATATACTGACCTGCACGACAAGAACGGCCGAGAAATCTACGAAGGCGACATCGTGAAAGTCACAGGAGAAGATGGTGAATCATATATAGCAACCGTGAAATGGTTTGGCGATGAAGACTACCCAGCGTTTGATTTAGCAGGCATACCGGCAGCATGGAATTATGATGCAAATGCACTTGCAACCATTTTTCAAAGT